ATATGTGATAGCAATACCACATTTATAAACAAGGTCTTCAACTGCATTTACAAGTAATCTCGTTGAGAGGTTAGCAAGTGCCTGATAAGTAGCAACTGGTGTATTATAAAGTGTGGAATTACCCCAAAGGCTAAGACCTAAACTCGGAATGTTTGTAATAACATTGAGGTCAGGACCATAATTTTTCTGCCAACTGTCAAGATAAGCCTTTGAAACTTTGTAATCAAGTTTGCCAAAGTTAAGTCTATGGCTTCTTGTAGTCGGTAAACACCAATAATACTGAGTAGCCTGATTCTTAATCATTGCTCTTTCAATAAGAAGATACTCAATTGACGGAGCACACTCAACAGGTCTGTTCATACTTACATATGTGTATCTGCCCCAAGGAGTAAAGAGTGCTGAATGCGTAGCATAAAGATTGTCAAGAGCATCGCCTTGCTGTGAAAGTTTCTCAACATAACCAGGCATAGCCGAATTTTCTGTCTTAACAAAGTCAATCGGAATATCTCTCGGTATATCAATAAGAGCACAAGAACATCTGCTGTAGTAAGCAACTTCCATCAATTTTGAGTGGAGAGGTGCAACTCTCGGTATAGCAGTGTATTTATCAAAGCTATTTTCAAACATTGATACACACATATCATCCCAACCGCCAGAAATAATAAACTGCGGGCTGAATGAAAGTTTATCCTTGAGCATATCAAGTAAGAAATAGAATGCTGTAAACTTCTGCTGAGCATCAAGAAGATAACGAGCATCCGCATAACTCTCATCAGCAATGAGATTATCTACAAGGCTGGCAATTGCAATATAATAATCATCATAATTGTCATAGCCTCTGTCAGTGAGTGCTAATTTAACTGCACCTGCAATTTCAGTAGTTTCGATGGCATCATTATAATCAGTACCCTTACCGTCTTCCTTAACTGCAAGTCTGCAATCATAAATCTTGGACTCAAAGCCAGGAAGGTCTACAAGATTACCAAGTGAAATACTGCCAATGTATTCTGAATAATCTGCAATCTCATCTATGTAATAAAGTGTGTCTGTTGAATCTTCATAATTGAGTACGAAATTAATTGACTCGGCAGGAATTATACCACCATTATCCTGAAGGATATATGTTGTAGCATTCCATACAAGACCATTACTGCCGTAAACATTGTTACGAATATCAACAATAAGTCTATTACCAAAAGTACCAGCATATTTAGCTGCAACAGTTGCGATATAGTAAACACCATCATCAACTGGAGCATCTGCAGTACCCTCTTTAGGATTGGTAATTACAAGATGTACTGAATTGTTATTAACAACAAGACCGCTTGCAACACCATTTTCAGCAAGTACATCTGCAAAAGAGCGAACTGTGGGGTTATTTCCACCAAGACCATCCCAAGTCTTATCAGAAACTTCATTCCAAGTATATACTGAAACTGAATCCCAAGTAGCATCTGCACTGGCACTTACTGTAAGAGTAATTGTAATTTCATTTTTATTGGTGCTGGAAAGTTCAAACTTAATTGTAATTGTGTTTGAGTTTTCACCAAGTGTAAATGTTGCGGATTCACCATCAATGACAGTTGCAGTTGCCTGACTAATAGTATCACCGAAAATACCACCAATCTCAAATGTCTTACCTGTGTTTGCACCATTAAATAATTTAAGAATTGAGTCATTGTCCGCAACTACAATAACACGCTCATAGTGGTCAACCTCACCAGTTTGAGTATCAACTACCTGAACGAGTGTACCATCAAAATACTTAGTTAAGTTGATATTGCCGAAAAGATTTGCAGCACCACCCTGCGTAATTCTGATTGTGGAAACATTATAACCAGATGCAAGAAGTGTGAGAGCCATTTGATAGGAATAGTCCTTCTCAATTCTGTAAAGAGAAGAAGCACCTCTGTATGCTCTTGCAAAAGCCTCAATGCCTTCTTGTGTAGCATTAAAACTCTGCCACAAATCAGAATACTGGTCTAACTTTCCGAGATTCCCTTTAACAGTATCATAGTCAATTCCTGGACCCCACATAGATGTAATGGGCATAGCCACAGTTGCATAATTGCTGTTAGCTATATCATAAACATATGACTTTGATACTTCGTTAATCGTAATATTAGCCATCTATTTTACTCCTTATAAATATTTATCAAATTTATTATTCCTTGTCTGTAGATTCCTCAACAGATTCAAGAATGCTTGTAGGCTCACTTTGCTCTGCTTCAGTGCTGACCTTTTTAGCCTTTACTTTACGAACTTTTGGTTTTTCTGTTGCCACAGATTTAGCAACAACCATCTTACCTTTGTTCTGTGATTCAAACTCACTAATGCTCACACGAGTTAAACCACCGTGAACAATGTACCTATTCACGCCAGTAACCTCTCCTCGCTTAAAGAGAATATCACCAACACGAATATCGAGTCGAGAAGTATTCTTGTAATATACCATACGCTCACCTCATTTTCTGTTTAGAAATATTTGTCCTAATATTATTTAAGGTTACTTTATCAGTCTTGTTTTTTATCTGCAGGAACAATCTCAGTAGTAACCCTCTGTAACTTCAATGGAGTATAAGTAACTAAATTACATCCTTGACAGTTCAATTTGATTTTTGCCTGATACATTGTACCATCTTGTAAATAGGTTGAGGAATAATGGTCTTGCTGAATGCCAAAAGATGAATCAATAACAACACCGAATCTCATCTTGCGGTCTGCCTCATATGGTAATTTAATTGTTAAGAAATACATATCAAGATATTTGAATTGCAATTCCCTAACTAACTCATCAACATCTGCTTGATTATCGGCAAAAATTGTCATTGTATAAGATAAATCTATCGGAATAATTTTTTCATTATAATAAACATTATTCTCTTTATCAAACACTGCTGACACACCATTGTGTGCTCTTGCAAAATTCATCCTCGTTCTATCAATGGGAATATCTTGTGACCTTACGAGAGATACCATCGGCAATTGGATAATGTCCTCTTTCATCTGTGCAATTACCTCTGCCGTTTGCTCTGGGGCAACAACCTTGACTGCACAAGTACCCATATCATCAGTAAATGAATTTTCGAGGTCTTTGCAAATTGCCCTATCATAAAGATAAATCATTTACTGTTCTCCTTTCTGTTCGGAGATATACCTACCCTCATAATCCTTATTCTGCTTCAAGAAATGATTGGACTTATTAAATGTCTTCTCAATTTCCTTATCTGTTCTGCCAGCAATGTGTCCGTGACTGTTATTGAATACAGGAACAACCTGACAGATAATGTGGTCGGGTGCTTGAATATCATAAGTCAATTCAGTAACCCTAAACACCCTGTCTGGCAATTCCGTGTACTGCCCTGCAATCCTAAATAAGCAGTCTTTCTGTAAGTGCTGTAAATTAAAACTACAATGAATCAAGAACGGGAGGTCATCTGCATTTTCAACAACCCATCCCAATCTTTTATATGTTTTAACTTTTGGATTTCCATCAAAGAAAATATACACATCTTCTTCAATTGAGTATGTGTCAACAACTGACTCGCCTTGAGTATTTGATGTAGGTAAATTAGGGAATTGATATTTAGCAGGTATGCCTCGAAGTTTCAATGCCTCATCATACCTGCTTCTCATCAACTTTATGTCCGAACCAATAAGATTATTTAAGCTCACTAACTAACACATCCTTAATAGGATTATTCACCCTCATCTAATTTAATCTCATCCGACACATAGTAAAGCGGGACAGTCTCATTCTCATTTGTGTCATAATTAGATTCGTCATAGTCATCACTATCAATATATGACGGAACGGGTGTTTGGTAGAAATCTGCACCCTCATAATGACCTTTACGCATAAATACATCAACATTGTTATCAACATACTTATCTGCATTGGTAATGAGGTCTGGCTTATCGCCATCATAGACAATGTACCCAGCTGCAACTGCACCTCTATGCTCTGCCTTAAAGGTTTCAACATCGGCTTCGTCACAATATAAATACCTGTTTTGGTCTAAAAATCTATAAGACACACCATAACTACCAGTAATGCTTTCGCCACCCTCTGTAATGGTATCTGTATAGATGTAATTAAGACCAGCACTCTGTGCCTTTGCTATTGCTAAACCAAGTGCCTCTTCTTGAATTTCTTTTGCTGTCTTGTTGCCTGCCATAATCATTTACTCGCTTTCTTAAGTCTTGTCTTTGATTCAATATAACGAGTCTCTGTTTCGTTATACTGTCTACGAAGTTCACTGATTTTTCTACGCTCTGCTGAATAGTCTTGATAGGGTACACAACTACCGTGACACCCTATCTGCCTATACTCACAATTCAAACAGGGGGAATTTTTCATACTTATACTTCCTCCTGTGACGCTATAATATCATCAATGGACAGTACCTTGCCATAAAGCCAATCCCAAGTATAGTGATATGTTTGACTGATATTTGTAATGTTTATAACACTGCCGTTTTCCAGTGCCAACATATACTCAAAATAACTTGGATTGTAGGTATTGTGTAACCACTGTGGATTCTGCTCAATATTGAAACAAACAATGTAGGTATCACTTGTATCAATACTATCAACCTTGTGATTAACTGATATAAACCTAATTTTATCAAAATTAAGTCCCTGCAGTGTCTTGAGGTAGTCTACTTGCTCTTTGCGTAACAATGCTTCCTCTTTATACTGAACAACAAATCCATACTTAGCTAACTCTGCCAGAATATCATCAGTTGAAAGTGTGAATATGTGGTCATCAAAATCTTCGGTCAAGATATTGCCACGAGCATCAACAACAGTAGCAAACAGCACACCAAAATCAGTATGTACCACACTTATTTTAGTGCCTGTTAAAATATCATTTTGGATTAATTCCTCAACCCTAATTGACAAATCTCTACTATTATTTGATTTACACTGCGATAATTGTTTCCAACTTGAAATTCTGTATCGCAATTCACGACTTTCCATAATTATGCACCTGCCATTCGGTCTACTGACATATCCAACTCTCGCTTAAATGCGTTAAGGTCTTCTGTATCCCCTACTGGATAATTTGTGTAGAACCTTGCTATTAAATCTATCTTTAATTTATAGTATAATAACTTACGCATCTCTTCCGATAACTCTGGATGCTTGTCGCAGAATATAAAATATCTGGTCACAATAGAGCTGAATGATTTATACACATTTAAATCTACTTTTGATAAATCAGCAGTGTGTATTGACTTAAAGTTATTCTTGTTAAAATCTTTCATATCACGAAAGAATAAATCAACTATATCAGAGATTGAATCTGTCTGCATTTGGTCCCTCATCACCAAAGCCACCTCCAGTTTCCGTTTCTGTTTCATCATTTACCTTTATCTCGTAACTCATTACTTGGCTACCAAAGTCAGGGAACTCTTCTTTGAGTGATTCCTGCAATGCCTTATAGTAAGGCTCTTTATCAGTAACGCCAAGGTCAGTAAGCAACTGAACAAGCGAACTTGCCTGATTAACAGCAGCATCTCGCTTATCGGATATAACCGTTGACAATGCTGTAATGATGGGTTGCATATTAAGAGTGAATCCATCAATCATACCAGTCATACCACGAACTTTGAAATACTTGTTAATGGCATCTCTCCAACCCTCTTTGTATGCTGTTTCAAGTCTTTGCAGTGCATTTGCATAGAGCATTGACCTCTGTGAAAGTACGTTACCAGCCTCACCAAGACCTTCTGCACCAGAGTAGTTGAGTGCTTCTTTCGGCACACCAAGTACCGACAACTTTTTATTTTGGTAATAGTCAAGCAACTTTGAATCGGCATCATTCGTTTCAGCTAAATTCAAACTTTCAATAGCAACAGGTGCCTCACCATTGATTTTCGGCAAGAAAATCATATTATTAGGCGATTGTGGATTAACAAATGACTGAGCATCACCTGTTAAGGTATTTATCGAAAGTTGTTGCTCAATTGTATCCTTTAACTGTTGCAAAGCTGCCCTTTGCTCATTCTCATCAGCAGAGCCGCACTCAACAGAAATAAATCTTACAGTTCTGGCTAAACTTGAAAGTAAAACAGCATCTTCCAACAGACTCAATGTCTGTGTAGGTTGAACTGCTCTTTCGAGTAGGGGCTGGGCAAACTTAATGTCATAGACATTAGGCAAACCATCTTTACTTGTTGCCTCTAACTGATACTCACCAAGCAACCCACCAAGTGTAAAATGAATTACAGATGTTTCTGGATAAATTACATACTGTCTCTCATCATCGTCAGGCTGGAATATAAATCCGACTGGCGAACCTTGTTTGTACAAATGTAAAATATCCTCTGGGGGTATTTTATATGATGGTATAATATCAAACTCTGGCTCAGGGATAGTATTGTTATCAAGGGCAACCATACCGCCAGATGCACCGTTTGCAGACATACGATAAAGTTCGGTGGTAGGCAAATACAAGTTACCTATAGTTGCTAATTCAAGAATGTGGTCTCTTGCGTAAATATTAACATTCCATCTTTTTAAGAGTGTATTGACAACCTCTGCAACCTCTTTGTGCTTTTCGTCAATGGCAGTTGCCCAAATAACATCACCAGTTGTGTTTGTTACTGTGGCATCTGTAGCATAATATGACAGTGCTGTTGAAATTTGTGAATCAGCTGCCAATGCTCTCATTGTATCTATCTGTGTCTTTATATCTGCGAGGCTTGAATCACCTTTCATATCAGATATTCTGTAAAGACTGCCTGATACAACATCTCTTAAATATGACGGTTTCTTGTCCTGCTTTGGAAGAAATCTATCTATCCATCTACTCTTTCGTGCCAATTCTCTACCTCATAAAAATTATTAAATGTAGTATTGATATAGTCCATAAGGTCACCATTGTGAGCAAAGAAAACGGTTTCACGATATACAGGAATGTCAAGTTTTCCAGCCTTTTCAATGGCATCTATATCCATATTCTTATCTTCGTTGCCGATAAGTACCAGAGATACCTTCTCGTCAAACTCATCCACAACTTTTCCACCATAATTATTTAAGGTTAATTCAATATTCTTGTTATTCGTAATACTGAACTTACCAGTAAGATAAATTAGCATACCAGCAAACTTCAATACCTTAGTATTGATAGGTTCAAATCTCCATACATTTATGTGTGGGCTTTCAAGCACAGACATAACATCAGCATTATTTATCGGGTCTTGCAACCACCTTTGGAATGCAAGATGTGGGTAATCCTTGAAGTCCAAATCCTCATAAATCCTATTTGGATTCTTTACATAATATAAGATGCTGTCCTTCCTATTTTGACATTTACTTGTAAAGTCGTAAACTATGTGAGATTTAATTCCACTGTCAGTTGGTAAAATCGCTGTAAACAAATCTGCAAAAGTAACTGCAATTTTCTCATCTGAATATGGCTCAATATCAAGAATATCTGCCAAAGTTTGAACATCACCGTCAATGCAAGCATTCTTATATGAATCATATGTAAGTGGTGTAAGTTTAAGTACCTGAATAAAGTGGCTAAATTGCGGAAATCTCCTTGAAAGGCAGTGACTGTCATCACAACGGCAAAGAACATCAGAACTTACTTTATATGGTTTATGACACCAATCACAGATAAGTGTATTTTCCACCTTGCTCAATCTCTCACCATCAAGATATGCGGTATAGATTATGCTACCATCATTATCAAATATAACGGTGCAACCAGACTGAATATTATGCTCAACCACATCTGAATATGGTATTTGAATAGATGTTCCGCCATATTCAAGATTAGCAAACATAACACCATACTGATTCATTACCTTATCTACACTCTCAACAGTAATTTGGGTAAGTCCAGAGTATGCAGAAAACTTACTGCCATCCCTGAAGATAAAGTATCCCATAATAAGTGGATATGTAAATGTAAATCCACTCGAATAGACTGCCTGTGCAAAAGAGTTTTTGTCAATTTTTGCGGGTATAAGTAAAGATGAAAGAGTGTTAAATCCGTGAGCAGTAAGCCAAGTCTTTGTATTCTGCTGATTACCGAAATAAGTTGAATTATTCAAAGCATAGCCAGCATAAAAAGTAAACTTCACTGGATTCTGTAAGAACAAATCAAGTAAAATGTTTTGATTTGCTCTTGGCATTTTACCACAGCATTCAACCACGGTGTCGGTGTAAAGCACACCATAAATTTCTGTTATGTCCTTGATGTCAATACTGAGTGGAACAATCTCAGTATCAAGTAAGGTTCTCATAACCAACTCGGATATATCCTCACGATACACCTTTTCATAACCCATATAGACCTTGCTAATTCTACCTGCGTTGCTATATTCCAATACAACAGGAATACCCACAGGGATAGGCTCAACAATATCATTGGGCTTGAATAAATCCTTTACGAACATAATTTAGTCCTCCGTTTAATAAAAATCTTTATCTGCTTTTATCGTAATGTCGGGAAAATTGATGATTTTCCAGACGGTTTACCGTACCTATTTGTACCACCAGAATATCTGTTTCTACCTCCATTTACAGCCGATATTACACCAACAGTATTCTTAATTGGAACAGATACACCTGGATTGTCTGTAATTGCTTTCCATACTGCACCAGCAAGTGAATCCGCTGTATCTTTCGAGTTGTGAACAAATACTCCAACATCTAAAGCGAAATTTGGATTGTCCTCAATAGTCAAATCATATACTCTGCAAGGAGCAACGACCCTCTCCACAGAAACAACTTTATGATTTTTAGTCAATCTACATCTGCCTCTATGAAAGCCCTCTGGAATCGGTAAGTCCTTATTGATATATCTGTCTTCATTGCCATCAGTTATCCATATGCGATTAGCAGTGTCTTGACGATTTCTATTCTGTATTTGTAATTTAACTTCGGGTGACATAGTTTTATAAGACTGCCTCATTTTCTCTTTTGTGGCTTCGCTAATTGTTCGACCACGCCAAAATCCATCAGGAACAGTATCAGTAGACTTTATATATAGGTTGTCTGTGCCGTTTGTATACCAAACCCTATTGGATATTGCTTCTTCAGCGTTCTTGAACAACCCTTCCTTGTGGCGTAAACTCAATGTCTTAGAGGTTCTCTTGCGAATAGTGGGGTCTAATAGGCGAGAATACTTATTTCCGTAGGAATTTTTCTCAGAGTCTGTCAAATCATCCCAAACAACTCCGAAAGTACATTCAATCTCAGCAATTCGTCTTAATCTCTTGCCCTCAAGGTCTTTATACTTTCCTGACTGTTTAAGTGCATTGATTGTACCTTGTCTGCAAGCATTGTTGCGAGACATCTCGACATCAGAACCCGCAATATCAACATACCAATCTTTAAGCGTTCTTGACACTTTAGAGTAGTCCCTTGTAGCATTATTGTGCAACTTTGTATGGTCAGACTTGGACATCAACTCTAAATTGCTTGGACAATTATCCAACTTATTGTAGTTCTTATGGTGTACTACATAACCCTTTTTTAGTTTAGTACCACCATAAAATTTACGATGCTCATAGTGCCAAGCATCTTCCATAGGTTCATAATATAATCTATACCCAACAAGACCACCATCAGAAACCTTTGTGTACAGTGGCATAAGAGAGCATCCGTCAAATAAATTTTCAGCCAACTCATAAGAACCGTCTCTAAGCATAAATCTGTGGTCTGGGGTACAAACAATAGATTCGCCAGTATCTAATGTAACCTTAACTAAATCTTTTGTTAATTTAGTCTGAAATACTCGCTTTATGCGTTTTGGCTCAACTCGTAAAGTATTTTCATTTATGGTGTATACCCAATTCTCCTTATACTCTTGCTCTCTTAAAAGTTCTGTGATTGTCAGCGACCTACCATCAACAAGTCTAATTTTAGTGTCACCTGTAAAGCAACCACCTACTGGGTGGTCAACTTTACCTGTTATAGCATCTCTCTGCAAATGAATTAACTCATCTTGTAGTAATTGACAATCAAGTAAATCAATTCTCTGCTCAAAAAATACAGACCGCAATGCCATATACCCATCTGGTGTTCTATCTAATGAAATCTTGTCGGTTGTGAAATGTTGTTCCTCTAACAACTGTGCGAGATATTCTGACTGGAATTGGTCTCGTGTGATACATTTAATATTATATCCCTGTGACCTTAACCAAAAGATAAATTTCATTATCTTTGAGTATGAAATTTTATCACCTCTTGGTGCTTCAATGGCAACTGAAAAAATGTGTGTGAATGTCGGCATTGTTACCTTTTTACCATCATCCATTTCAATGTCCTTTGTGCCAGAAACGACTACACCTGAAATACCAGTTTTATCTGTTACCAACGATAAGTCCAAATGGATATACATTGGTAAATGCTTATACATATTATCAACAAACTCAGTGTGATAAAATTCCTCAATAGAAAAATTGTCTTGTGTACCTATCTGTAAAACATCACTCGTGAAGGGATTACGCCTTGTTCCAATACACTTGGATATAGTTTCTTGTGTAATAAATGACAATGCACCTGGAACAGAAATTCCAGCTAAATCTCGCAAAGCAATATCAAAATCTGCAAGAAAATCCGATTTCATATCTATTGGCGGGGGTAATAATAAATATCCCTGCTGTGCCAAATCGCTCAATGTTTTCTCATCTGACTGATTGTCCTGTACAACAAACCCTTTATGGAATCTGTCACCAACTGCAATAGTAAATTTCTGTGGCTGAAACTGGCTGGGTGGTAATACTTCCCACTGTGGTTTATCGGATATGTACATATGCTCGCCAGCACCAGCCTCTAATTGCCTTTGAACATATAATTCCATAAAGTCTGAGTCAGACCTTTTGGATGATACTGCGAACAGTTTACCATAAACCTCACCGCCTTTACGGAATGTACCTTTAATACGAGCAGAGATTGTGTTGTAAACATCTTGCATATGTGCCTTTGCCTTAGCTACATCTTTAATTCCTGCCTTACTGAAGTTACACTCATCCATTACGGCACAGAACACCTGTTTTCCTAAACCGTGTGAAGCATCTGAACCAAAGTCAATGGTTATTTTATCTCCCTCTGGAATATAATAGAAGTTTCTTTCCGAGTTTGAGAAACTGCCGTGCATATTGAACCACGGACTTGCTTTCAAAGTATCGTTAAACTCACGAAAAGCAACACCAGCTGCAAGTTCTTTCGTTATGTTGAAAAACAACACAGAAAACTTTGAAATTTCTTTCTTGCCGAAATATTTTTGAGGGTCTCTCAAACACATAAGGCGATAAAGCATATATGCAACGCAAGTAATCGCTGTTGAGGTTTTACCTATTCTCGTAGCACCAGTAAGTATTACTTCTTCATATTTGTTGCCAGATGTGAATAGGTCTGTCATTACTTGTCGCCAATATGGATACACACCAGCACCGTTTCGGTTTGTCTTGCCAAGATATAAGTCAGATTCAATAAAAGTGTCTATATCTACTGGTATTTCTTTGTAATCTGCTAACCAAACTTCATTATAGGTATCTGAATATCCATAAGTGCCGATTTCATCAAGAATTACCCGCAAATATGCCTTTTCCTCATCAGACATAGTATCATATATCTGCTTAATTCTGTTAATTATTAAATTGTAATCAAGGTCAGGGTTGAGTTCCGACATCACCTGTTGACTCCAATTCTTTTAATACTGTTTGAGCAGCAATTCTCAGTTTCTCTCTTGATACCTCAGGTATAATGCTTGTAGTTGCCTCTGATGTAGTATCTGGCATTAACTCGCCTATTGAAAGATTCTCAATTTCTAAATATGGTTGCAATAACTTATGAGATTCAATCATACTTTTCTGTAATTGAGTTTGAACAATAAGTAATTGTTGCATAGTGGCACTGTCGAAGACATCCATCGACTGCAACTGCAAATCAATAGAGGCATATAACCTATCCTCTAACTTATCCATAAGGTCTAAATATTTAACTATTCGGACAAGTTGATGGTATATTCTTAAAACAGTTACCTGTTGTATAGTTGTCTTTACACTGGTAGCGTTTTCAACCGATAAAGACAATAAAGCACTCCTCATCCGAGAAGTGCTTTCTTTCTGCATAGCAGTCAATGGGTCTTTTTGGTTGTTTTCAACGCTTACCTGACCGCTGACAGTTTCAACGAAATCATCCATTTGAATAAGCACCTACTCAAGTTATTGTATTTATCTTTAACTAAATTACCACATATTGTGATATTTGTCAAGAGTTACTCGACTTCCTCTACATAAACTACCTCTACTGAGTCATCATAGTCCAACACTGCCTTAAATCTGTTCAATAAATCGAACTTATCTAAGTCAATTTCACCAGACTCTACCAACTCTATCGCCTCTTCTTCACTGTCTGCTTCAACAGCAACAACCATAGGCTCTGCGAGATGAAAATAAACATCAAAAATCATAATACAATCACTCCTTGTACATTAACCGAGTACAATAGTGTCATCCGCACTATTAAACTGGCTATCATAAATTAAGGATTCAAACTCATCATCCCACGGTGTAAATCCATAAAACATTCCGTGATATCCATTTCCCTCATTATCATCGCTGACAACAATATGCTTATCACCATTACCAGCATTAATTTCTTTTGCACAATAATCGTACAGTTCTTTAACCGTAATCTGCATAATTGCCTCCGACAAATTTATTTAATCGCATCCGTAAGGTCTAAATAAATATAAGCCAAATTGCCTACAGTCTCTTTCGCAAGGTCATTTTCAAACTGTGAAAGGTAATCAATAATGTCCTTAACTGAATTTCTTACATAACCAAAATCAATTGTTTGGCAACATTCCTCACAAGGACACTCATCAATAACCACATCCTCAACAACAGGGACTTCGGCTACTACGGCAACATCATCACAAGCTTTAACTGCCTTTGTCTTACTTTTCTCTATCTTCATCACGGTACCTCCAATTATTTGAAATTAATATCACGAACAAGTGTAAATACTACATCAGTATCAGAAATCGTACTGAATAACTTTTCATAAGATTTCTGAAAATCCTCATCTTCTCTCAATGTCTTATCTATTTTAGACTTGAGTTTTTCTAATGTTCTTTTAGCATCATCGATATTAGGAAACCTTTTGTAAATCTCAATCTCTAAGTCTGCCAATAAGTCAACTGTTTTGAAATCCCAAATATAGTTCCTCATATATGTATAAAATTTGTTATATGTAGTTTGAATTTCTGCTGAATTTGTCATTTTGACAACTCCTTACCTAATTCAAATAATTCTTTTTGCAGATTCTCAATAGTCAAATCTTTCTCACTTATGGACTTAATTTCCAGTTCGTGTAAATACTTATCCATTGATA